ACTTACTTAGCATTTAAAAATCACTTTACAAAAAAAACCTACGATTATCATAAGTATTGTGGAAGAAGTCGTGCATCAAAAGAAAGTTTTTATAAAAGAAAAGATCGATATTTTTTCGAAAGAATTTCGAGACAAAAAAAAGACGAAGAAGTCAAAGCATATTTTGTAGCAAATTTTGTAGAATGTAATGACCCAGAACGACTTTGGATAGGAGACATTATCCGTGAAGGTGAAGACGTATATAAGGAATGGTTAAAGAAGACACAAAGCTTGTCTTATTTGTTTAAATCTGAAACTGAAAGTTTTATGAATAAAAAAAACTTTGAATCTTTATTTGATTGTAAAACTGGAAATCACCCAGAAATACTGAAAAAATATTTACAAAAAAGTATTACCATAGAAACAATTACAATATTAGATATATTATTAAATTTTGTTAAAGATTTTGATAAAAAACTTACTGATCCAATTTGGAATTATGTAAGTTTGAGAATTTTTAAATATAAACCTTTTCTAAATATTGATGTATCAAAGTATAAAACTATACTTAAAGAGGTTATATTATGAGTAAGTTTTTTGACTCGGATTTAGTTAGAAACGATATGAAAGAACTTGAAAATATGCAGAAAAAACTTTATCAAGAAATGATGTACGTTCCTTTTTATGATAAGGAACAAAAAAGGGGACATTTAATTTTGATGAAAGACTTTTTAGAAAAACAAAAACTTTTTATTTTTAGACTTTCACTTTCAGATGACCCAGAAGCAATAGAAATGAAAGAAAATATGCTCGATTCTGTTGAGTTTCTTGGATTTGATAAAAAGAAAGGATTTGATTCTTTTTTTAAAATGATGGAAAGAACTATTAATGGACTTGAAAAAACACTTGACGATTGAAGGTGTATCTGCTATAATAAATAGGTCCAATATATCCTAATACAATTAATACGGAGAATATATGAGTTTTCAAGATCTTAAAAAGCAATCAAAGATGGGTTCTTTAACCGAGAAACTTATCAAACAAGTTGAAAAACTAAATGAAACTGGTTCTAAAGATGATAATCGTTTTTGGAAACCTGCGATGGATAAAGGTGGTACTGGTTCTGCTGTAATTCGTTTTCTTCCTGCTCCTTCTGGTTGTGAATTACCTTGGGCACAGGTTTGGTCTCACGCATTTCAAGGACCTGGTGGTTGGTTGATTGATAATTGTTTAACTACTAATAAAGGGCAATGTCCGGTTTGTGAAGCAAATCGTGAGTTATGGAATACTGGAAGTAAAGATAATCAAAATATCGTTCGTGATCGTAAACGTAAACTTTCTTATTACGCAAACATATATGTCGTAAAGGATCCTGTTGCACCTGAAAATGAAGGTAAAGTGCTTCTTTATAAGTTTGGTAAGAAAGTATTTGATAAAATTATGGCTGCGATGAAGCCAGAGTTTGACGATGAGAAACCCATTAATGCATTTGATTTTTGGGAAGGTGCAAACTTCAAACTGAAACTTCGTAAAGTGGAAGGTTATTGGAACTATGATAAGTCTGAGTTTGCTGAACCCTGTCCACTTTTAGATAATGATGATGAACTAGAAACCATCTATAAATCACTTAATGATCTAAATGAATTTACAGATGAGAAAAACTTTAAGCCTTATGTGGATTTAAAGAAGCGTTTGGATTCTGTTCTTGGAACTAAAACTGCAACAAAACGCCAAGACCCAGAAACTATTGATGAAGAAGAAGAGTTCGAACCCACAGTAAAAACTACTTCGTCCTCAAAATCTAGTCCTGTCGATGAAGATGAAGATGATACCTTATCATACTTTCAAAAATTAGCTGAAAGTTGATTTCGAAAATTAACTTTTAATTACCTTATCCCCCGAGAAAAATTTCGGGGGATTTTTTTGTTTGTAAGGTTTTTATACTCCAGTTAATCTTGGATTATATGTTGATTTTGATGATTGACTAAGGTAATTAGAAGAACGATCATATTTCATAATATTTTTTAAATCGCTTACCATTACTGATATATACTCGGGCCTTATTAATCTAATTTGTCTTTTTTCTTCATTTATTTTTACTTCATATTCATAATTTGTGATTGGTTGTGTGGGATTTGTAGTTATTAAACTATAATCAGTTTTTGCGTATGTAACTTGAAAATTTGAATCAACTTTTAATCCTGCGGGAACTATAAGTCTTTTGAAATCATCTAAAATTTGAATAGTTTCATAATGATGAATATTTGCTATATTTCCATCAGATCCATATTTGTCTAACATATAATTATATAAATCTTGATTACTTAATGGCCATTGCTCTCTTACGTTTGTGATATTATTTGTGTGTAAAACTATCCAATCTAGTTCTGGATTTTCATAAACTTTACTTGCGACTTGTTCTGGTCTTTCGTTATCTGTAATTTGATAATAAACAAAAGCAGTAATAACATTTATGATATCACTTCTAATTGCTGCTCTTTTGAAAATATTTTTAACAGTAATATAATTCTCATTTGAATTTGAATTCGTCAAACGAGAAAGATATTGTAAATTTGGTAATTCTTTGAAGTATCCCATTTTTAATAACCTACATCGTCGTCTTGTACTGAATCCAAATCACTAGTTCTTGTGCTGAATATATCTGTTTTATAGTCAGTATTATAAATTGGTTCAAGTTCTGAAAATTGCATCGCCATAGTTAAAGTGACTGGTTGTCCTTCATCATAAGCAGCCCAATTTCCTTCTGGTGCATAATTTACAGAAAATCCAGTCAAGGCACAAACTTTAAATTTATTTAATCCTGAAATGGGTTTATCTTTTCCTGTTTTGTATCTAAGTTTAAATACATTTGGTGTTCCAAGAAAAAATGATGCTTGACCTGCTTGACCGGTTTGTTTTCTTGGAGCCATACCTTGCTTGAAAAAACGAATAATTCTTTTTACATTTCTTGCTTCTTCTTTACTTCTTGGGCTCATACGATAAGAAAATGAAAATTGACGAAGTTCTGGACTATTAAATAAAAGTTCCAAGTTTGAGTTTGGTATAATACCAAAACCTCTTGCTAAAATGCTTTCTGGTGATACTTCATATCCTGCCATTTTAAGAATTTGTGATGCAAATGCAGATGCTGCTGTACCTTTTGCAGCAGCACTATCTGCTGCTGCACTCAATACGTCTATCTGCAATTTTGCAGCCATAGCAAGTTTCGCTCCTTGCAATACTCCTGCTCCAATAACAGCACCACCAACACCACCAACACCAGCAGCAGTTGCATATCCTCCCATATCGTTCATTAACTTTCCAGTTGCACCTGCGGTTAATGAATTCATTTGGTCTGCTCCCCAAGAAACATTATTACCATCAGACACGCCATTTGGAATTGGTAAAACGCTTGTCCCAATCAACTCGGACAATGCACTATTTCTTTGTATATTTTCTTGAATTACTTTTGTTGGGTTCTTAAATATACTTTCTGCTCCTGTTGGTTTATATCTAAATTGTGAAATTTCCAATCTATCTTGTTGTGATGTAATCATATCAATTGGATATATGAGAAGTTTTGGATTACCAAATAATCTGTTTTCATTTACATCATTGAAAGCATCTCCAGAAACATCAAAGGGTGTTAATGCACCGATTGGGTCCGTACCAATTTCTATAATAGCTTTTACAATATTACCAATTTGTTGAAGTGTACTTGGTGCAGTTGGTGATATTACTCCTCCTATCCCAGTATCTTGTGAACCTGTTTTATTTACTATAAACCCAGGAAGAATTCCAGTTCCACTTATATTTTTTGCATTTGTAATTGAATTAATTACTTTATCGTGTACTGTTATTCTTTGTTTTGAGTCTGATATTACACCAATTCCAGTAATACTCCATACTCCATTTGTATAAATCTCGGTTTTTCCTGTTACTGCACCATTAAAATAAACTATTTTATAAAGCTTTGTATTTCCATTAGTTGGGTCATAAGTAAGCTGTATTTTTTCTTCTTGCCCCGGAAGTGAGAAGACTGGTGGTGGTATTGGGTGAAAGTCATTACTTACTGCTTTTTCAGCCATTTATGGTGCCGATTGGTTATCTGGATAATCCCAAACTCTGGATTTGAATACTGGTTGTCCTCTTTTATCAACAAATCTTTCGGTTGGAAGTAAAGATACTTCTCTCCACTCACTTTCAGGGACCTTGAAAAAATTACTACTCACACCAGAAAAAAGATAATTATGTAATGTTTTTCTTGGTGCATTCACGTTTCCTGCTTTATTTATGTATGAAGCAGCAACACCTCCACGATATTGTGGATTTAGATAATGAAGATTGGAACCAAAAAATAATCCTTGTCTTGGATTTACATTTATAATATAAGTTAATGGTTGTCTATCCCAGAATAGATATTTTTGTGGATATTTTGCAGAATACATAAAAAACACCAAATCACCAGGAATAATAAAATCAGTATCAATTTGATTTATATCTTTTTCTTGATTTGATAGTTCATTCATCAAGGCATTCGTATACCAAGATGCAGAACGAAATTTTTTACCTGCTTCTTTAAGTATTTTATCGGCAATCATATTTGAATGCCCAAATCACGTTCGGTAAAAATACGAAATTCCCAGTTTCTATCTTTACAATATTCACGACAAGCTTCCCATTTTGCTTGATTTACTACCCAAGTTTTAACTGCATATGCCCAAGATTTTGTTCGGTTTGGTGGATTTGTGGGTGGTTCTTTTAAATCTTTAGCTGGTTTAATTTCTACAACTACTATTCTTATATTTCCGTCTTTATCTTTATATTTCAGTTTCATATCTGGAAAATATCTATGTACTTTTTTGTCTACTGGTGATACATAAGGAACCCAAAATTCTTCACTTTGATATGAAATTATATTTTCAGTCAAATCACAATAATGAAACATTTTGAGTTCATAAGAACTACGGTATATAATATTTGTTGGGTCTCCATTATATTTTTCTGGATGCTTTGGTTTGAACTTTCCCTGTTTGTAATTTTTATTTGCAGACATACATATAATATAACAATTCCATCAACATATTTAGATGGCTACTGCTCCAAAAAAAGGAAAACCAGATATAGGTCCATTATACATTAGAATGACTACCCCATCACCGGATGGGTCACTTCCAGGTGCAAGGGATATATTTGGAAAACTTTCAGTTACAAGTCAATTTAAAGTATCTCTTCATCTTACTAATTATGATAGGGATTTGATGGGTTGGTTATCGACTTGTGGATTAACTAATGATGTAAGAACCGCAAATACATTTGATTTTTTTTGTAGCGAAACTGCACTTCCTGGTGCAACATTTGATATGGCTGAAGAAAGTGGAAGCCGTCAAGGAATTATAGAAAGATTTCCAACAAGAAGAATATATCCAGATTTTACGATGACTTTTTATGTTGATTATGATTATAAAATAATTCGTTTATTTGAAGAATGGATGAATTATATTAATCCAATTTATAATTCATCTGGTATTGTTTCTGCAGATGCAACCGGACAAGGAAATGCAAAAGATAGTCAAGATTTTTTTAGATTTAAATATCCAGATACTTATAAAAGAATTATTTCTGTAACTAAATTTGAAAGGGACTTTTTGGAAAATCCAAATGAACCAGGTGGTCCAACAATTACACAACCCACAATAACTTATAGAATGATCGACTCATTTCCTACAAATATTACAGCACTTCCATTATCTTATGAAGGGAGTACGATTACAAAAACGACAGTTTCTTTTAGTTATGCAAGATACCTAATTGAAAAAAATAATGGTTCTAGGAAATAATAAATAACATTACTGAAGATATATAAAATGACCCTGCCTAAGATTTCAACACCACAATATGAATTGATTTTACCATCAACAGGAAAATCAGTTAAATATCGTCCATTTCTCGTAAAAGAAGAAAAAATATTACTTTTAGCACTTGAAAGTCAAGATACAAAACAGATTACAAATGCAATTAAGCAAGTATTAAAGGATTGTATTTTAACTAGATCAATTAAAGTAGAAGAACTACCTACTTTTGATATTGAATATATTTTCTTGAATATTCGTGGTAAATCTGTTGGAGAAAGTGTTGATTTGATTATTACTTGTAGTGATGATGGAGTAACCGAAGTTCCTGTAAAAATTTATATTGATGAAATACAAGTTCAAAGAAATGAAAAGCACACAACCGATATTCGTCTTGATGATAAATTGACTTTAAGAATGAAATATCCTTCATTAGAACAATTTATTAAGTCTAACTTTGATTTTAGTGAAGAAAAAACAATTTCAAATATTGATAAATCTTTTGATATTATTTCATCTTGTATTGATGTAGTGTTTTCGCAAGAAGATAGTTGGGCAGCAGCAGATTGCACAGCAAAAGAATTAAAGGATTGGATTGAAACTTTAACGGCACAGCAATTCAAAGAAATCGAAACATTCTTTGAAACAATGCCGAAACTTGCACATACTATCAAAGTAACTAATCCAAATACAAAAGTAGAAAGCGAAGTTACGTTGGAGGGATTAACCAGTTTTTTCGGCTGATTATGGCTCATATGGAATTGGAGTCATATTTTAGGCTTAACTTTGCTTTGATGCAGTATCATAAATATTCTTTGACGGAAATAGAAAATCTAATTCCTTGGGAGAGAGACATTTATGTTACATTATTGCAACAACATATAGAAGAAGAAAATCTCAAACAACAACAATCAAATGGCTCTTAGTTCTGTTATTAATCCCGAAGTTATTACAGGAAAAAAGAAGCCTAATCTTTTAAGAGCGCAGAATTTTATTTCTGGTGGTTCTTCTGTAGGTGCAGGTGTACTTGGATCAGCAGCAAATAAGATTGTTAATTTTCAAAGAGCAGGAGTTCAACCATCACCAGTAGATGTTAGTAGTATTGTAAAGTCAATATCTACTGGAGTAGTTAGTAATTTTAATAATCAAGCACAAACAATTAATAATTCAGTTACAAATGTTATTAGTAAATCTATTGGTAATTTTTCAAAAGATTATCAAGACCGAATTAAAAAAGTAGATGAAGCAAAACCAACAGGCATACTTCAAAAGATTTTAGGTCTTTATAGAGATGTAATAGGATTTATTCAATTTTTTGGAAAAAGAAAATTTGTAGAAGGTTTAAGAGATAATTTAAAAGCACTTCAAAAATCATTTACCGACAGTTTTGAAGTTGCAAAACTTATTCGTCAAGTAATTATTAAAATTGTAAAACAATTATCAAATCTTCCAAAAGCAAGTCCATCTGGTGGCGGGGGCATCAATCTTGATGTTGATGTTCCTGGTGGTGGATTGAAAAAAACAGCGCCAAGAGGACTTAACAGAAGAATGAGAGGAGGCAAAATGCTTGCTCTTGGCGCTGGTGCTCTTGGATTGGGTGCTGCTGGTGCTGCTGCAACAAACGCTCTTTCGGGAAGTGATGCAGTTCAACCTGGAAGTCCTGCTCCAGAAATACCTGGAAATTTACTTGATGGATTGACTGCTGTTATTGATAGATTTTCAAAAGCAATTGATAGTTTAGTTAAAGGTAGTTCTGGTAAGAAAACGTCTGGGTCTTCTGGGGGTGGTGGCAGAAGTGCTGGAAATATAGAAAAACCAAAGGCAACTCCTGGTGGTGCTCCTGGTGCTCCTGCTCCCAATTTAAGTTCTTCTGGGAGTGAAGGAGTTATTGATTACGCAAAACAAAAGGGTTTTTCTGAGCAATTTACTGCGGGATTATTGACTCAAGTTAGTCACGAATCTGGGGGGAATCCATTTGCATATAACCCAGATGATGTTGGGAAACCTTCTTATGGAAGTTTTCAGTTTCGTGCCGAAAGGGGAGATAGTATGATAAAATATTTGGAATCAAATGGTATTCCTAATGCTAAACCAATTTTTACAAATTCAAAAGATCCAAGAAGAAATGATAAAGAACTTCAGAAAAAAGCATTATCATTACAAATAAAATATTTTACAGAAGACGAAAAGGACCAGGCTACTGCTGGACTTAGAGCTGCTCAAAAAAGTACAAGTATCGAAGGAGTCCATAGAGCATTTGCAGCATCGGAAAGATACGATGGATACGATAATCCAAATTCGGAAAGATATAGAGCAAGACTTGCGGACACAAAAACTTCCTA